TACGTTTTCTTCGGAAACTGGCACAGTCACACTCCATACTTCGTACTATTATTTATCCTTAACCCACAACAAACGGAAGGGGAACGTAATTCTCAGTTTCTCGCTCCATCATTGCTTCAAACAGGCCAGTATGATAGTTTTTCAAAATATCGGCCATGCGGACAATAGATAGCGCCGCCAACACCAAATCATCTGTTTCGCCAGCCTTTGCTTTAAAAGTAACTCCAACGGCCACAAAAGCCTTTAACTCACTGACTAAATTCTTGCTTTTGATCTTGATCCTACCATTCTCAACTAGATTCTTGAGCTTGCTACAAGCTGATATCTTCTTTCCATGCGTTGTATTGATGCCCTTGCGATACCGTTTCCCGGCGCCCAATTTTCCAGGTTCGCTTAAGAAAATACCCGGGATGCTCTCTTCGCCTCGGTTCTGAATTGCATCTAGAGCCGCTTCGCCGATTGTATTGTTCTCAACCGTGTAATAGATGTTATTAGGGTCTCCGGAAGCTTCAACTAGATACTTGGTTATCTCAGCCATGATACCAACCTGTTGTTGAATTGGTGTCTTGTTATGCTGCCATTCAGCTATCTGCGTTAGTTCAGGACCTTCGAATACTTGAATGGCTGCCGGGTCATAGCCGGTGCCCAAACTAGGATCTAGTGCCACTAGATACAGGGTTCCTTGTTTCGGTTTATCGTACCATCTCACTGTCCCTTGCCGTTCGACTGGATCGATTCCCTTCAGGTCTCTAAGTGTCAAACCATTAATTAGAGTTTCATCAGCAATTACAAATTCCCCGCAGTGCTCACGTAAGAACATCTCGTCGCCGAGATCTGCACGTTGTTTCGCGGCCCATGCTGCATCACGATCAGGGTGTCTATCCCAAATAATTTTAAGGGCCTTGAACCCATTCTTTCCCAAGACAGTTGGGTTCCCATAATCATCTATGCAATTTAAGGCGCCTTTCCAAAGCTCAGCGAATTGATCCTCATCGGAATTCGGCGTGCTGGTCACAATCACGCGGCCACCCGTGCTCAATGTGGGGCTAATAGACGTCCAGAAATCCTTAGCTATATTATTAGGAACATGAGAAAATTCATCCAAATAAAGCAGGCTGATACTAAGACCTCGCCCGCTGTTAGCAGTGGTGGTCTGTGATAAAATGCGACTTCCATTTTCAAATGTGATACTACCTTTGTTATAATCAACTGCGCCGGCCTTCAACCAAGTTGGGCATGCTTCATACGCGAATCGAATTCGCTGCATAATTTCTTGAGCACCAATATACTTATGTGCCAAAACAAGAATCGTTTGATCAGTCTTGAACATAGCCGTCCAGAGTAAGACGCCGGCGGCGGTTGTCGTTTTTCCAACCTGTCGTCCCGCACATAAAATTCCAGAATTATAGTTTTGAAATAAATCGATTATTTCATACTGATATGCATAGGGACGATAAAGAATTTGGCCAAGGATGGGATGCTGAATATAGTAATAATTCTCAAGAAAGTATAACATACCAGTATTAGGGTCAGCGCACTTTCTGAACTCTTCTACCTGATCTTGTGTATAACTATTGGTTTGATACGGTTTCTTGATAAGTTCAGCAATTGGCGCATTTGTCATATAATTACTTATCTTTTCAAATCGGCCAAATTCGATTTCCTATTAGGGATATTAATCACATTAGGGCGTTTGAGAATTTCTTAATTCTTCTAGTGCATCCTCGAGCTGCTGCTTGAGTTCGGGATCTCGGTCATAACGTAACTGCGAACGTAGGTTTGCAATTCGCGTCTCTAGTTCACTCGTCTTATTCTTAACTTTTGCCTCACTGATTACCGAACAATAATTTCGAATAGTCTCCGTAATTCCTTCATCAGTGACCTTCAGAATCTTCGTCTTGCCCTTCTTGTGGACTCCGGAATTGTGATTGACTGGACTTGCTTTATGAGTTCCTTCTAGCTCTTCACTTTTAGAATTACCCAGTGAATGCGGCGTGAAGCCACACAATTTAGAGGCCATGTCAATGATTTTTTGATCTGCATCGGAATAGGCTGAGCTAAATGGATGCTCGCCGATTGGCCCATATGGGCTTACTTTCGGAGCTTCATTATCCGGTGGCATTCCAGCCATAGTCAATCCAAACCGATAATGCCCATACGCATCCATCGTCGGATAGTATTTCGCATTTGGTATTACCGCTGAATGTTCTGGATGAATTTTACCAGTCCCGTCTTCTTTACCCATTAGTCAACCTTAGGCAATCTTGCCGAAATGCTTTTGATATTGCGCCTTAACGATTCCCTTCATGGCAGACTGAATACCAACCGCACGGAATTTTCCACCAAGCTCTTTGGCCTCGTGCATGCTCTTAATGATTAGCGAATCGAGCTCGTCCGTAAAAGTAACTAGAAACTCATGCTTTGCAATCTCTTCCTCAGGTGGGGCGGGAGGAGTCAACGCCGTCGGTGCCGGCCCTGGCAATGCGTCAGCTATTAGATTATAATCCGCGGCCTCCTCTTCAGGAGTCCAATCGTCCGGGGCCTCATCAAAATTTGCCTCGCGAATGTAAGCCCGCAATGATTTCTTGAGCTTAACTGGCTGCTCAGCAGACTCTGCAACTAGTGGTTTTGCTGCCGGCGTGCCATTGTCAACTACGTTCATTAAGTCTCTAATTGTACTCATTATATTAACCCTCTTCCTCATCTGTACCATCACGCAATTCCTTAATGGTAGTAGAAATCGTCGTATCATATCGCGCATCGTATTCGTCACTTCCCAAAGCTACTTTGATGTGGGCGAGCCAATATGAATGCGCTCGATTATAGATCATTGCCGGTACAGCTCGCCGTAAAATGCGACCAGCCTGTTCAATCAGCTCCAACATCTGCTCACGTGTCTCTTCTAATTCACGAGCGATTTCTAGATTCGTGTCAACGGCCGCATTGCGGAATGGCTCATTGCGCTCTGCTGCTTCAATGATTGCCCTATGTTTATGAATATCTGAAAACTGCATTATTTTCCTTCCGTTAAAGCATTGAACTTTGCACGGAGCTTACTTTCAGTTGCCTTAATGGCATTGTTTGCAATCGTCATTGGATTATCACCAGGATATTCCTTCTTGAACTGCTTGTGCGGGCCATGTAAGTCGTTACCCATATTTACCTGGGCATCGATAGAAAGCGTCTGTTCGTTTGGCTCATTTGCCCATGGTTCAGACTCTTCTTCCTTCGTTGTTTTCGGCGTCTTACTAGCATCTTCTGTTAGTTCAACCTCTGGCGCCATGCCGGCTAACTTAAGCATACGGAGCAACTCAGCCGCTTTCGCACCTGATGCATTTACATTTACTGAGGTCTTATTGGTTGTGCTATCGTAATTGGTGTTAAAGCTCAACGTATCAACATCCGGTTCACATGATGGTGTCGGTGATGCTGAACCATAGCAATCTTCTCCCATCACTTCATGGCTTAAACCTTCCGGATTATTGTGTCTGGAGGCAGCTTTACAGGCGGCGTCGTCTTTGAAATTTGCATGCGTCAAGCGTGAACTATTAGGATCCTTTCTTAGATCATGCCCGCAATTCGCACATTTTTCGACGCGACCGGTGACATTTGGTCGGTCTGGAACCCCGCCATTTCCGAAAGCAAGATTCTTCATGCGACCTAGAACGCCTTCGAACATCTCGTCATCAGTTGACTCTTTGATACTGCCGAACTTGTCCTTCTGCTTGGCGCGGATTGCAAAGGTTAGCTCATGCTCCTTGGTCTTTAACGCTTCTGTCTTGTTTGGATTCTTCTTCAACTTGGCCAATTCTGCTTTGAGGGCCGCAAGAGTTTTGCCCTTGAACATTCCCTTCTTACTTTTCGGTGTATTCATCGTTGTATCCCATGCTTCAGTCATCTGCCCACGTGCCTTCTTCGCTAAATCAGCCTCAAAGTGGCTGTGAATCCATTGGTATGGGTCACCAGTGCGGGCCTTCATTGTGCCGTACGGCATTTCACCGGACTCACAGTAATATTCGTATAGGTCATCATATAGAGCCTGGTCATCCGCGATATCACCACCATTGACAAAGTTTCGAACTGCCTCAGTGTGCTCGCCACAAATCTGTTTGAAACTCTTCGACTCAGGAACTACTTTCTTCGTTGAGCCAGCTGATTCGTTCAAGATATTCAATGTTTTCTCGATTCCTTCTCGAATACTGCCTTCTTTCATTGGATTCTCCCTACGTAAAATTGTTGGTTTCTTAACTTTTTTCGGCGACTTACCTCGGCCATATGTCGGACAATCGAATGAATCGTGACCATATGAATCGCATCGGTCACAGAATGGGGCGTCGATATCTTGGTCCCATTCATCTTCACGCACGGTCTTTTTTTCACCCTTCTTCCTTTTCAGAGTATCCATATTCGTATCCCGCGCTTCACTCATTTCAGTATTAGAAGAAAATAATGGACTTTTCTCAATTTTTATCTTTAAAAGTTTTCTAGCAATACCATACACTTCGTTTTCTCTCTTGTAATTAAATGGTACTGAATACCAACCAAAAGATCCATAATCTTTACTAATATCTTTTCCTGAAACTTTTGCTCTTACAAATGCACTTTTTATTGCAGAAACAGTCATATCGCGCAAACTATCAATTTGCTTATTATTGAATCCCGCCCGCTTTAGTCGTTCAATAGTATGGGCTGCATTATATTTTGGGTGACCTTCCGTATCCTCTGGACCAAAAAGCCAATCTAAACTAATAATATTATCGAGCTGTTCTTTCCAACCTTTTGCTTTATTATTTCCCCATACTGTTTTTACTATGTCGTTTGAGGCTCCCTCATTTAGAATACTCAAAGTTCGTTCGATTCCTTCTTTAACGCTTCTCTCTTCCATTAAAGCCTTGCCATTTAGAAATTGCTTTCCGGCTGCCAGCATAGCGATTGGCGAAAGTTCAGCGGCTTCTGAGCCAGCCGTCACTGACGCTGCGGCATTAGTTGCGCCGATTCCCTCTTCTTCATCATCAAGCGGCTTTTCTGAAGTATTCTCACCGCCATTTTCTTCATTATCATTCTCTTCAGGCTGAGTATCTGAAACTAATGCGTTATAACCACTTGGCGTTACATACGGTTCCTCGCCAGGAGCAAATTCTTCATACAAGTTGTCATCATCGTCCATTTCAGGTTCAACTGGCTCATGCTCAGGAAAATATTTCGAAATCTGAGCAGTGTCAGTGACTTTCTGTAAATTACCTAGGCGAACAAACCAACCGCGCCCATCTTTATCAGCGGCCCAGCATTTCCTATCATCACACTGACTAGCCATGAATACTTCACCAGTATCACCATCATGAACTACGTCGCGAATATAATCGCCATTTTGAATTTCGGTGTCCTCATCATCATACTCGTCTTCTTTAATCATCGAAACCTTCCTATTATTTTCAACTAGCTTGACCTGAACTGTCCAGTCACCTGGCTCTCGAAACCTGTCTTTTAATGCAACTGCTTCTTGATTTGCTTCTACTGACGTATCAAATGTTGTTGCTTCGTCGGGATTACTGGTCAAGCTTATAAGACCACCGCCGGCCCTAACGACTAGATATTTAATTCCCTTTCCCCTATGATTCCTAGCAACTACTCTGCAATTTGATTCTGTCAGGCAACACGATGGGCATTTCTTGAACCCAGTATCATTACACTCTGGGCAATTATCCCATGAAGATTTTTTATCTGAGCATTTGCATGGCAACTTTTTCTTCCCACCACACTGCTTACATTCAATATTTTCAGACAATTTTTTAACTCCTGACCCACCGCAGTCGTCACATGTTTGATCTTGCGCACCATGGCAACCACGGCATTTTGAATCCTCACAATGACCGCCACAATGATCACAAACATGAAATCCTCGACCGCGGCATCGTGAGCACCGGCCTTCTCCATTCGTCTCTGGTAAGCGGTCTTCTGATTCGCTCAACTTCATTTTTCTGACTCCCCACATATGAATGAGCTGTTCGGCGGCCTCTTCGGAAGACTCATAGCCCATACTCTTATAATAAAATTCGGCAACTTGTCTTGCAGCATCTTCTAAAATTTCTGGTGTGATTTCTTGGCTTGGAAAATTTTTTGTAATATAGTCGCGCATATTGTTTAATGCAATCGACATATCACTCGAACCCCAATCTTCTCGAACGTCTTGCTTCTTTGAAAAATATTCTTCTAAGAATGCGGCAAGTGACTCTACGGAACTACCAGTCTTATAGCATTTGAATTTATTCGGATTGTCAGAGTATTCTTCGTCACTGACTGGCGCAAAATATTTCCATTCCGGACCGACGATTTGAAAATTTCCTTCAGTCGCAGACATTGGAAAATTACTTGGCCACCAACAATCTAATTTCTGGTCATATAAGAAATGATACGCTTCGAGTATTGCGTCGTACCTCGCGGGGGCATCAATGCCTGGCGGTCGTCCACCGCGAATTAATGTATCGAGAATACTTCGCATGCTGTCCATAGCTATACCTACTTAAAGAAGCTCTTAATTTCTGGAAGCTTGTTCTTTGTACTTCCAACCGGTGACTTTGTTCCTTGCGGGAAGTCATTGGTGGTCTCAGGGTCTTTCGGCGCGCCCTTAACACTAACTTTTCCAGTTAGACTGTTCTTGACCAGCTTCTTATTGTACTCTGTTCCATACATACTGTCAGTCTTTACATCATTGCCTTCCAAATCCTTCATCATAAGCGGACGCTCATCAGCCATGTTCTTCTGAATGTTGTCCTCTTCGGTGGTCATACTTTCATCCCAGTCGGTACTGATTACAGCAACTTGCTCAATAGCAAGTCCGAGCTGACTGAGACAATTACGAACCATCTCGACAGATGCTGGGTAATCTAGCACAACATCAATCGCATATGTCTCCGGCGCTGATAGTGTCGGAAAGTCACGATCAGCCTTCTTAATGGGCAGGCTACGGGCCTTGCTGGCACTGACAAGTTCGAAACGGCCGAGAGCCGATTCAATACGGTCTTCCCACGCACTGTCTGGCTTGAAGGACAGCTTGATAGTCAACTTGTACTGCTTCTTCGATTCTGCCAAATATTCTCTAAAAGTCTTCATTATTCTGAACTCCGCATACATTATTATTTATCAAATTCGTCGCTTTCCTGCGAACTAACTCTTCTGCTTATCCACCGCGTCTTTATTGTCTTTAATCATTCTATCCAGCAAGGCATTACGGTCAATATTAACTGCTTCTCCCAGAATTGCATTGGCTGGATTATCATTTGCGATCCTTGTATTCTGGTCTACCCTCAATTTCTTGATTTGTAACTCAACCATTTTCAACTTCTTCTCAATCTTATTCTTTCTCGCTGTAACAGCGTGACCTAGATACGTCGCGGCGGCCGTGCTGATTTCAGCCACGTCTTTAGCATCAACATTAAACGCCATTTCATGTAGGTCCTTGAATGCCTGAATCGCCAGAACAGCTAGTTCATCTAGTTCTGTCTCACTTGTCTCCAGACCACGAACCAATGGTAAAGCCGCGTCAATCTTGTCAAGTTCATCAAGAATGGACGGTGTCATAAGCTCTGCCAATGGCTTCTTATCGTAGACAATCTCATTATCTGGATTGGGTCCCAAATCAAATGCATTTTCAATTACTTTACTTGTTTTTGCCATTATTTCTTCCCTTTGCCAGCACCGAATAATTCGACTTCAGTGACTACTCGGAATCCGATATTGTTCTTCTCACAGTACGCCACAGCAGCCGTCCATTTCGCTGTGTTCCGCGCAACAATTAGTTTATTTCTGGAACTATTAACTTGCTTCGCACCGGTCTCTTTGAGTGGCTTAATCTCAATGATTTCAGCCTTCTTTACTTTATCTTTGGTTTCGTAGATGATGAAGAAATCTGGAATATAGTTCTTCGTCTTTCCGGTCAATGGGCATGTATATGGAATATAAATTGACTCACTTGCCCACTGCTTGATACCTGGGTGGTTGTCGAAGAACGCCATAGCAGTTTTTTCCCAACCACTTCTATAGCGAATAGAACCTTTACCTACATATTTCTCAGGATGGGCCGGGACGTAAAATCCCTGTCTGTACTTTGCCATATAGATATTTACCTTTTTGGCAAAACTTCAACAACTATGGCTGTATCTCTCGGGCAACAAAATATGGGGTTCCACGACCACCAGCAACTCCAATTAAAGCATTCTTTGCGCGGACCGTATTCATATATGTGGCTAGATATAGGTCCTGGTCAAACGTATTGCCCTGGGCTTGAACTCTTTGAACAAATTGAATTGGACTAATTCCCAATCCTTGCGCAATCATTGTATATGTTTCAACCAATGCATCAACTATGACTGGATCCGATGCCCGCGCCAACGCAAATGCACGGATATAATCATAGACATTTGCATTTTGAATCGTATTGGTATATGTCATTGGATTCTGTATTTGTGTGACGCCATTGGCGTTATTAACTATAAATGATACCATTTCTTATCCTTAAAGCGTTCTGCCGCTAGTGAATAATGAGGTTTGCTGCTGCGATATTGGTATGGATTCATTCGGTGCAGTACCTAGATTGGATAGCGAGATGCCTCCCGGTGCCCCAGGCACTGAAATCGTTTGTCCATAATGCGCGCCGGTGTTCAATGATTGCGTGAGAATCTGGCCCACTGATGCGCCACTACTAATTGTAGACACAAGGTTCTTTGCTTGTTGCGCCTGTGCAATCGTCGCCGTAATCGCATTAAGGTCAGAAACCAACCTACCCGGCGGTTTAATGCTGCCACGTGGGCTCGGTGTCGGATCGAATTTATTGGAATCAATTATAGCTGTCCAGCTTGCCAGGTCATTTACATATCCACGGTTATACAGCACCGTCTCAAACTCAACATCCATGGTGTTTGTCGCCGAATCACCATTAGAATAATCCATCAGATTATCATGAGCAAAACTCGTAATAATTGGATTGACCAGAACGAATTCATCGTAGTGGGCACCGGCCTGTGTCGAAGCACCCAAAGATACGTCGCCAACTCGGGTGAATTGATAAATTCTAATTGCATTAAAGAATGGTTGATTTCTACCGAACGCCGCTTGTCCGGCAATTTGTGTGTCTAATCCAAATCGATTATTGAAGTCATCGGTCGCACTATAAATTGAACTTGCTGCATTGTTGCTACTCTGCCATTCGTGCGGTATAGGCAAGCCTTGCGACTCGCCTATGACTGGTTTAATATAGCTTGGATCACCATTCATATATTGATAGTAGCCATACCAGAATGAACTCACCGCACTCAGGGAATCGTCATGAAACGTGATAGAAACCGGATCATATATAATTTTTGTGACGTTCAGGCTTCGACGATTATATTGATTTTTATTTTCAACTTTAAATTTGAACCCTGGCAACTTGACTGTCTTCACGTAAGTTCCGAGTACCGTATTAAATGTGGCATCCCATCGAATATTCCCACTATTAACCAACGGCCCTAGCGCAGTAGAAACAACAGAGGACGCCGCTCGATTCACATCAAAATACACATGGAACCAGCGTTTGGTCTTAGGCATGAATAGTTGCTGATTTGACGAGAATATATTGCTGGCATGCTGATAATCCCGAACATTAATCTGTGGATTCGGCTTGCCAAGAATTCCGCCTAGAATCGAGTTAAGCCCGGCATTAAGAATCTGATTATCGGCAACGTTATTCACGGCGCCGCTAATTGTTTGGTTTGTCCCGCCGAATAGTGCGCCGCCGGTGAATGCTGATGCCATAAAATACCTCACATGTATTTATATCATAAAGATAGCTGGATTTTAACCCAGCTATTTCTATAATTTAATGATGTTAGTGAATGCCTTAACCAGTTGCAATGGAACCAGCAGTACGGAGAATTGCGCTTCCAATTCCAGTACCAAGCGGTATCTGTAATGCGTTGTCAAATTGAATAACAAGTGAAATCACCAATGGATCAGAAATTGCGTAGTCGTGGTCGCCATATGCCGAGCTAGTAATCCAGCAACCGTACATTTGCCACTGCTCAAGAACCACCGGATCAGCAGTTCCATTGCCACCGTCTAACACATCTAGATTGGTCTGGAATTTATAGTCGATACCACTTGCAGCCGAGGCCTGTTCGAAGAAATCGAACGTCTTCTGCACTTGTCCACCGATTAGCTTGGACACATTACCTTGAGCATCGTCGCGAATATCGATCTTAATCGTCTCCCATGTATACTTGCCAGCGTAGTAAATCTTCGAGTTATAAACTTCGAGAGTCTTCGAGTCAAACTTAACAGACGGCCGGCCACATTTGATAACCTGCTTCGTCAGCTCAGTAGTCTGACCACCAGCACCGAAATTAAGGAAACTCACACGGAAACGATACTGAAGCTTCGGCATGAGAAGGCCTTGACTCGATGCACTCTGTCCTGTGTTGCCTAGCGGCACTGTAAAATTAAGTAAACTTCCAGTTGTCATGTGTGTAACTCTCCTACTATCTTTTCATCTACACAATTATTTATCAAAAATTCCAGAAAATTTTGAACCCTTTTCATCAGTATTTATTGCCGGACGAAATACGCTGGCCCAGAAAACCAAACTTCTCTAGTACAGCGGCCCAGCTCTTTTGGCAAGTCTCGTTGCTGTATTAGCTGGAATCCATTTCTAACTGGATCGAATACATATCGCAAATAATCAGTTAAAGACGCAAAATCCTCCGGGGGCGGTGAGCTGCCGGCGGCGTACCGGGCCCGGTTATGAAACAGCCTATTAATCGCCACAATGAGTGCGTTGGTCAAATGGTCACCATTCTGATTATCAGCGCGTGTATCTTTTTTCCACTGAGCATCTATAAGCGCCAGTGTTTTCTTTATTGAGTCAGCTGTTTCCACAGTAGAAATACCATATAATTCTTCTATAGAATCAAAAATCGCTGCTGTTCGTTCCGGTGTAACGACAGCGAATGAGTCCCACATGTCAGCTGCTGGGCAAACCGCAATCATTGGGCTACCAACCGGAAATACTTCATAAACATCACCATACGAATGACTATCGTAAGGGGAAGAGGAACAGACAAAGCTTCTTGCCCTATCTGGATATGCCGCCCATTCTGGTAAAATCTGCCCCAATAGTAAGATATAATGATTACTCGTATTTGCGGCGTGCCGGACTGATTTCGAACTATCGCCATATAGATATGGCGCATGGCCGCTGTTGCCTAGGCCACGATAAATATGCACATCAGATAGCGTGGCGTCGTAACAATTTTTTTCGAGGATAGCATCCATTTCTTCTCTAGAAATTTCAGCCAAATCGCCGGCTTGTGAGCGGGCCTCACGCCCATGAATTGTTCTATTGCCTAATAGTTCATTTAATCTCATTCTTGTAATCCTATTTGATCTGCCGGACGAAATATGCTGGTCCAGAAAACCAAATCTCCCGCTCTTCATCTTCTACCGTCAACTCTGAAAGCCGCTTTAATTGAAATCCATTATCACGTGGGTCAAATAAGTAAGCAAGTGCTTCTGAAAAACTATCAAATGCAGTGAGATCAGTCCCGACCCTATATGATCGCAAAAATAAACTACCTTTTAATGCGTATATCAATTTTCCAGTCAGTGAAACATCAAATTCAGATCCAGTTTTTTGCATATCAACAGCCCATATTTTATCTATATGATTAATAACTGATATTATACGCTCTGATGATTCATCAATTAAAATCGAGTAAATGTTTTTCATAAGTTCAAATACTCGCCAGAAATTCTCAGGCCTGATAAACTGAAACGACGTCCAAAAATCCTCACTCGGGCAAACGCCAACCAATGGATCACCCACTGGATACACCGTATAATCTGTCGTTATAGATTGGCCTTTCAAAACACTCGTGCAAATAAAACTCTTTGACCGGGCCGGAAATGGTCGCCAATCCGGAAGAATTTGATCCAAAAGCACCGTATAATAATTTTTCGTATTGCGCGATATGCGGGTGTGTTTTCCACTGTCTCCAAAAAGAATAGACCCCTCCGCGCCCTGAATATACCTTATAATTTTTATTTTTGATGTCAGTGCCACTGAACATTCTGTTTTTAATATCGTTTGAAACTGTGAAAATTTCGAGTCGATCGCCGCTGTCCGGTGCTCACGTCGAATCGTATTATCAAGTTCTAGAAGTCTCATATCACTCTTATTTATTCAACTTCCATAGCCACGAGTCCTGGCCACAATCCCATATTCTATCCAAGCCTAGCACATCTCGCGTTATAATCGCCTCAGTTAGAGTTGCATCATGACCCATCGCAACCAACTTATGCTTCTGGAATCGGCTGCGATGAAATCTCTGTTTATAGTCAGTATACCAATATGTCGGTTTACCTTTGGTAAGTAGTTTGAATTTTAATCTAGCATAGACATCGCCAGAGAACCAGCGTCTGTCACAATAACTGATGATACTCTTCGGTGAGTAAGTCTTTTGGAAATAACTCCATAATTTGTCAATTCCACCAATGACTTGAGTATTTTTCTTAATAACTAGCCGGAGCAATTCCCACTCTGCTGACTTATTATACCTGGGCTTGCCAAATGTCATTGCTGCGACTAGTTCGCCATCGGCAGTCTGCATGCCGAGATTAACTTTGCCAGTGACATGCCCCTGCAAATGATTTTCATTCACGAACTGCTTAATTTGAACATTGCTTAGCTCAACTATACTGCATTTTCTTGCTTGAATCTTATTGCTTACTATTCCCAGCCTTGATGCTATAATGCTCTTGCAAATATCCTTCTTGTTCAACCATTCATCTTCAAATATATGGATAAGTTGAATTCCTTGTTCTGCGCATCGTGTCGTTTTCGAGAGATGATAGGTCGAATCCTTACATTGTTTCTCACTATGCCAATATATACCATCGAACTCCAGGGCTAGATTCTGACCGGGAATATAAAAATCTAATTCAGAAGGTCGAAAAACGGTACGATCATTTAGATTATATTTGACTTGCAAATTTTCCAACCAATTTGAAATCTCTAACTCAGCAGAACTCTTTGACGCGGTGAATAACTGCAAATTGTATTTCTTGTGATAAATATATAACGTAGAAAATGCAATACCAAGTTCTTTTGCAGCACCCATAAATCCATGAGCCTCAATTAATGTTTTTAGCGCACCTGGGTCTTGAAGTATTGCAAAATTCTCATCTGTAATATGAGTTTGGGCGGCACTCGGACGGAAGCAATTATCGAGACTGGTTCGCCTTCGCTTAAGTTGAACCCATGGCAATCCCGAGCATGACTTGGCCCCATATTCTCTCAAATTGGTCTGTTCTCGTTTAATCATAGCCCCTGGAACATGAATGGCATTATCGACGCCATAATTCTTCATAAGTGTTGCATGCTGCCGGCCCTTTATCGCTTCAATTTGATTATAAGACTCTGTTCCGTATTTCTTTAAGTTTGTGGCTCGAGTATGCTGCTTAACAATATCTGACCGAGTAGCATGAATGTCGCCGTATCTAGCCAAATTAGTTTTCTGACCTTTTAATTTTACTGCCTCGTTTTTCTTCGGGTTGTCAACGCCGTATTTTTCTATACATGTCGTCTTGAATTTCTCTCGCAATATCGGTGACTGGGCGGTATTCTCATAACCAAATTTTGACCGGTTCGTAGCTTCGCGTTTTTCTAAAGCCGAGATCGCCTTTGATTGCCACGCCAAATCACGATATTTTTCGAAATAGCATGGGCATGCCTTTCCTAGTATGCAATTTTTGAATTTCTTCTCGTCGCTGAATGTTCGAAGATTTCCATAGGAACAAATCGAATTGGTGGCCAACCCGGCGGCAGAATAAATCATTGCAAACTCCCGACGGCAATATCCCAGCGGTGCCGTCAATAATTTCGGTTCGCAATTTGTTTCGACCCAATTCCAGGCGCCAGGAATTTTCTTCGTCAAGTGAATTACATGCATTTTTCCTGAAGCAATTATTTCGAGAATCTGGTCTTTATAAGTCATATATACAATTATAGCACGGATTATTAGTCCGTGCTATAATATTCTATTATTTAATTGACCCGCGCAAGAAGTCTGTTTGGCTTCAGCTTAACAGATGAATTGCGCGTTTTCGACTTATAATGCGCTCTTATTAAACTAATTTAACTGAGCCAGATAAATAATAATATGCACAAGGCGTACAAATATCGGATTTATCCAACCAAAGAACAGGAAATTACTTTGATTAATTGGCTCGGACAAACACGGTACGTCTGGAACAAATTCCTTGAGCAAAATATTGCGCGATACAAGCTTGAGAAGAAGTTCATTTTCAAATATGACTTGAACAAACAACTTCCCGGTATGAAGAAAGAACTTGATTGGTTGAACGCACCAGCGCATGCACTCCAGGCCGTTGGGTTGCAATTTGACCTTGCGCTAAAGAATTGCTACAAGTCCAAAATGGGTTTTCCGAAATACAAATGTAAAAATAAATCAAATACCGGAATCAAAATAAGTCAAGTTAACCCAAAGACACCGCACATTATCTTGAATCGCAAAACCATTAAAATACCAAAACTCGGTCTTGTTAAGTTAATCAAACACCGGGAGGCCGAAGGCCGGTTGCTAAATATTACCATCACCCGTGATGTCGACCAGTGGTATGTTTCTTGCTTGCACGAAATAGATAACCAGGTGCAACCAAAACCAATCTATTCTGAGCAAGATATAATTGGCCTTGATCTTGGCCTGAAATCATTTGCCGTGACAAGCGACGCAGAGATAATAGCTAACCCAAAACTAAGCAAGCAATACGAAAAGAAGTTAGCAAAGAAACAACAGCAATTTTCAAAGAAACAAAAAGGAAGTAATAACAGAAACAAAGCACGGATTCAAGTAGCAAAGTTATACAGGAAAATCAGATTCAAAAGAAAAGATTTCCTGCATAAAATTAGTTCCCAGATAGCCAATGAGAACTCAGTAGTAATAGTTGAAGATTTAAATGTTAAAGGCATGATGTCAAATCATAAATTGGCAAAAGCAATACATGATGCGAGTTGGAGTCAATTCGTTGGCTATTTGTCATATAAACTCCAATGGACTGGTGGTCAACTGATGAAGATTGGCCGGTTTGAACCATCAAGCAAGACCTGTTCTTCATGTGGTCGTGTTCAGGA